TTTTACCTATTGGTTGAGTGCCTTATGGGTAAGGGTAGCTCGATTCCATAATTTGTGGGCTGATACTAAACGACTTCACTCTCAGTATCTAAAGTATTGAACTCTTGTTCCATACCAGATTCTGGTTGTTCTGCCATTTGTGTATCAGGTGGCACAGTTTGTTGACCCATCATATCACCAGACATATCAGCAACTAAGTTTTGTACTGCTTGTGCCTGATCTCCGCTATATCTTTTTACAGCAAAATTAGTAAACATAGATACAGGGATAATAACATTCTCTTCTTTAACACCAGCAGCTTCTACAAGAGGAGCTAATTCTGGTGCTAGTTTTACAAGAACATTACTAACAGATGGAGATAGAACTGTAGTTAGTACAGCTTTATCTGCATCTGGTAAGTTATTTACTTTACTTACTAAATCGTTTGAAGGTGCTTGTGCAGTTTTTTGCATTGGTGCATCTTCATTTGTAGGTGCAGGCATAGGTTGTTTTCTTTCAAATAATTTATTCATACCAGATAGTTTAGGAGCATCAACTGTCTTAGGTGCTTCATTAACCATACCTGTCATAGTTGGTTGATCTTTGCTAACAGTTCCTTTCATATCTACTATAGCCATTACTTTTTACCTGCCCAATAACAAATAGGTAAAAGTATTTTTCTATATACCCTACCTAATAAATGTTTTTTACCTCTCATTGACTGTCTCATATCAATTGTGCTATGTACAGCAATGTGTTCTAATATATTTTTAATAATTTTATTTGTCTTAGCAATTTTAACTAATGGTAAAAATAATTTATGATATCCTTTTTGATATTCAGGTGAAAGATCTTTATGAAACTTCATCCATATTTTATTTCTAAAAGAACCAAAGCCATAAGATTCATTCATCATGGTACAAACTATTTTAGTTCTACCACCACTATCATTAGTGTTACCTGACTCATTTCCTGTTTGAGCAACATTTCTCATCTCATTAGGATTTAATTTAGAAGTATCTACACCTTTTTTTTGAGCTGATTTAATATTATGATTATTTTTATCACGTCTATATCCATCTAATTCTCTTTCAAAGTCATCTCTTCTTTTTGTTAAAACTTCTCTAGTTCTTGGATTAAGATTTTTTTTAGATAAAGTTTTCTCAATTCTATCAATTCTTTTTTGACCTGCTTTTTCTAAATTACCAAATATAGAACTTCTATTCATTCCATGAAATAAATTATTAGCTGGATCATACTTTCCATCATTACCAACTATTCTACCTTGCATTGATCCTGATGAAGTAACTACATTAAATCTATTTTTATTAAATGCTGTAGTTGATGCTGACTCATTACGAGGTGTAGCTGTTGCTCTAAGAACCATCCCTGTAAATCCACCACCTTTAATAAACTCTCCAACTCCTTTTAATGCTGTGCTAGCTGATTGTATAAAAGTGTTTTTAGCAGGTGTCTGTATATCTGCTCTAGGAACAGCACCAGCATCTGCTTCTAAATCTGTACCACTTATAGTAGATTTAATACCAAGTGCAGCAGCTTCTTGTTGTGCTTGCGTACTAAGTGCTGATGGATCTGCGGATATACCTAATGTTCCAGCTGCAGATTCTTGCTCTGCCTGTGTACTACTTGCTGTACCTGTTCCAAAAGTTGTACTAGGTATAGTACCACTCATTCGATCCATACTACCACCTGTATCTCCTAACATTCCTGGCTTACCAGCTTGAGTAACTTCTGATCCTTTCTCTGTTTGAAATTTTGAGCCTAACATTCCTTTAAAAGGATTTGTAAAACCTGGAGGATCTACTAAACCTTTTTGTACATTAGCTGATGTTACTTTTAATTTTTCTTGTGGTGTTTCAACACCAGGTAATGTACCTTGTCTTTGAAACTGTTCTTTTGATGGCATAGATCTACCAAATACATTTTCAGTTGGATCTTTAATTCTAGTTCCTACAGCATCATCAAATGTATCTGCATCAAATGTACTTACAGGACCTATACCTGCTGCTTGTTCTTGTGCTTCTTGATTAGCTATCATAGTTTGTGTAGCTGAATCAGATAAACCTTTGCTAACATCTGTAGCACTCTTTAACATTTTTTCTGTAGTAAATGGATCATCACCTCTATCTTGTTTAGGTAATAAAAATGCTGCTTTAGTTTGATCTGCAGTAGTTGTTCCTGTTTTTTGTGTAGCAGTCTGTGTTTTTGCAGCAGTAGTTGTTTTAGCTACAGCATCAAGATCAATCATATTCAAAGATGATATCTGATCAAAACCTGTTTCTTTTAAACTGTAAGTGCCATCTGCAGCTCTAACTATAGAGAATGTTCCGCCACCTACTCTGTTTGGATTAAATGTCTTTGCCATATTTACTGTGTCTGTTCGCCTCTTGGAGGTTTAATATCTGGCGAAGTAAAGCCAGCTTCCCCTGGCATCGGTACATTGCCTGTTCCGATGTTGCCACCTCCAGCTCCTGTTGGATCTGTTGGCGAAGCTCCTGTAGGTACTTCTCCAGTTGGGCCCATAGGACTTTGTTCTCCAGGAGGGGTTGTATTGTTTTGATTTCCATTTGCCATTCCCATTATTTGTGCATAGATCGCAGCTTTCTCTGGATCATTGATTAATTGTTCAGGATCTATATCTAAAGATTTAGCAATCTCAGTTAGACAAGTATGCCATCTTACAAAAGGTGCAAGTGCAGGATTAGCTGCTGTCTGCATAAATGTCATTAGTCTTTGAGATCTAACTTCTTTCTGCATTAGAGAAGAAGTTCCCTGTGCTTTGATTTCTAGATCACCTTGTATATGCGGAGCATCATCATTAAATTGCATATTCCAATAGAATAATGATTGTCCTAGGGGCTTTAATAAATAGTCATCAATATTTTTAATAACAGTTTTGATACTTAATGCTGCAGCACCCATAAGCATTGACATGCCTGATGCTGTTCTAGTAGTAGATTGTACACCTGTTGCTCCGTGTGAGTATGAAGGTATACCAGTTGCCTCATCTGCTAACTGTCTAAACTTATCAAACATTTGTAGATTTTCAAATGCAGTATTAGGAAACTTTAATCCATGTACTGCCTGTCCTGTCTGACCACTCTGTCTTCTAAATATCTTACCAGGAAATACTTTCATATCCTGTCCAGGTACTAACATAGTTTCATCTACATCAAATACTAGATTACCTGCAAGTGCTAAGTTATCAATAGCCATTCTCGCATGACCATTCATAACCATCTGTGAATCTTCCATATTCTCTGGAATACCAATACCAAAAAACTGATAAGGATTTAATTCATAAGGACAGACTAGATAAGGTATCCTAGTTGGTGTAAATGGATTCTCTACCATTCTTAAAACAGTATTACCACATATCCAAACATTAACATGTATATTATCAGAATCTGTGCTATACATCATACCACATTCATCTGCTGTCTGTCTATCTATTATACCCCAATATTCTAAAACCTCAAATCTATTTTTATAGATAGTCTGTATATTCTCCCTATCATACAGAGAAGATTCAAATCCTCTTGTCTGATAATTAGGACCCATCTTTAGACATTCCATAACAGCTTCCCTATCAAACATAGGTTTATCTGCTAGATCCTCAAACTGTGATTTATTATATGAGTGTCTTTGGATAACATAATCACAATCATGTATAGTTGTAGCATTTGGATCAGGATAAAAATCCCAACATGATACAGCTTCTATACTAGGAATAGTTTTTGTCTTTGTTGCATGAACTCTTTCTACATTACCCTCATCATCCTCTGCTGTAGAAAATGCATGATATTCTTTTGTATCTGTAAAAGGCCCTTTTAAAATTCCTGTACCCATCAATGCCATCTCAAAGAATACATGACGCATGATAGTGATAGCTCTACTCTCTTCGAGCTGATCATGTATAAGTTTCTGCATCTGTTCTGCAGCCATTCTAGCTGGCTCTATCTGTGGAGAGCCTGTATATGATGGTCCATCTTTAAAACCAAGATCTTGATAATCTTGATTTAAAGTTTTCATTAATTCGTTTACTGTAGCTCCAGGAGGTATATTAGCACCATCACCAGGAAATCCATATGGACTTTCTAATTCTTCTTGAGGTTGCTCTGGATTCTTAGGATCTAAATGTGCTCTCTCTGCTATATCTTCTGGAACCGATGTAGGAGATACACCTAGAGGGAATTTACCCTGAGAGAATAATACCTCTATTATCTGACCAAAAGATGCTAGAACTTTAGTCTTAGTAATCTTTACAAATACTCTTGACTTTTCGTTCTCACGAAAAGCAGTTTCTGGTCCGTATAATCCTCTGTAGTTTCTGTAAGCCTTTAACCATCTCTTCTCATCATAGACCTTAGATGTCTCAGCTTGATAGAATCTCTCTCGGATTAAACCAACTAAAGCATTACCCTCGGCTTCGTAGCCGCCATTCTTTTCTTTATCTTCTTCGTGCATTAAATATATATATTAGTAATCTCTTTCTTCAGCCATTCTAAAGATTGCAGGATCTACTTTGTTATTAGCTTTCTTAGCTTTACCTTCTACATCTGGTCCTAATTTAGGTCCACTGTATCCACCACTGAACTCCATAGGTTCATTTGGTCTTTTAGGTGTATCAGGTGCAAGTTCTCCTTCCATATATCTTTTCATCATGTCGTTGTCCTCCTAGTCTATTTTATTTTTTAATAAATCTACTTGTCCGTAAATTTTATTTTTACCTTTTTTAACAATATTTTTTGCCTTATCTTTTAATACAGCTAACCCTTGATCCTTCCTAAAACCTAAACCTATTTTTATTTGTTTAAGTACACTTGGATTTTCAGCTAGTGCTGCATCTTTTTTAAGTTCAGCTTTTTTTAGATCTTTGTCTAGTTGTTTTTCTTTTTCCATTTTTTTTATTATATTTCTTTTTTCTTGTACCTGCATATACTACAGGTATAAAATTACTTTTAGGCCCAAGACTCATTAATAGTCTTTTTCATCTGCCATTGTAAACAATGAATCTTCGACATGCTCAGAGCCAGATTTAGTTGGCTCGTTTACATCATACTCAAATGGTTGATATTTTCTAGGTGCATGTTTAGAAAAGTCAATATTAGTATGTTCCCTGTTTGGGTTTTTCCCATCAGGTGCATCACTGAACTGACCTTGTTTAACTTTAGCTTTTGGATCAAATTTTGTTTCCATTGCTGTCTCCTGTTAGATTCTTATTTTTTTTATTTTAATTATATTCTTGGTAGGTATCACGGTATGACCACCTCCCTGCTTTATAGATCCGCTATCTTCAAATATAAAATCAGCCATGATGACAGTTGTCTTTTGATTCTGTTCTACTAACCAACCAAAACTACAACATGTAGCCGTCTTAGCTTTTTTTATATCAGGTATATCAGACCATTCGCATGATCCAACAATATCTTCCCAGTATGCGATCACAAGATCATAGGGAAAATTTTTTTTATTTATTTCTGGAACTTTTCTTTTTGACACCTTTTAATTTACCAGAATTTTCCATAGCATAAAAAACAGATTGGCCTTTCTTTTTGCCATACTGTTTTACCATAGCCTTCTTAATCTTTTTACCTTTTTTATTTAGGGGCATTTAGCACCTTACCTTTATTAGGACCTTTTTTTAATCTGTATTCCTGTGTGCCAGTCGCACCTATATTAACCTCTCTTCTACATAATTTAGATAACAATTTTTCCATCGTATCTTTTTTAATAGAGGATATGTGTGTTAATAATTGTCTTGTAATTCTGTTCATAATCAATACCCAAATTTATTATCTGCCATCCTATATGTATCATCACTAAAAGATGTTCTAAATCTCTCAGCAAACTTAGGATGTGTTGGTCTACTCATGCATCCATATCTTAATGCATCGTAAGCGTGATCTTCTGCATTAGTATCCACATCTTCAGGATTCCTATCATCTGTGGGTAAGATACCCATAGTTCTTATAAGATTCCTACAGGTCTTGAATATCCTTATACCTGGTTCTTTGTCTATGACTCGTAATCTTTTATGTATCTCTAGTTTACCGTTTATTCTGCTCTTTGGTGATCTATCAGATGGTCGCCATCTACATCCCTGCTGTATCATAGTCTCCGCTATGCTAGGACCTATATCACCTCTCTTAGCCCATGTACTAGAATCTAATACGCCATAGTGTATATATTCGTTCTGTTCTAATTGTAAAACCTGTCTTGCAAAATGATCTGCGGTTACTTTCTTCGTATACAATTCTCTATAGATCCATAGATTATTATTATAATCAACAGCAAACCATAGAACACAAGCAGGAGAAGAATAACCCCAGTCAGCAGCACGAAACTTATACCAGCCTCTAGGTATGTCAAAAGGTTC